TGTCATGGTTTTGTAACCGTCAGAGTGGCTACAAAATCATCATGCATTAAATCACTTGATCGTGTCAACAACATATGTTCTACTGCATTTATGCAGTGGTAAGGAGGATCTATGGCTGACAGTCTAAAGCACAAATGGTGGGAGTTTCACAAAGAAAACCCACATGTTTACGACCTGTTCCAAAGCTTCACTCTTGATGTCATTGCTAGAGGTCACAAGCATTACTCAGCAAAGGCTGTGTTCGAGCGCATCCGCTGGCATACAGATGTCGAAACTAAATGTGAGCGTGAGTTTAAGTTGAGCAACAATCATACTGCTTATTACGCACGCTTCTTTCATTACTGCCACCCGCAGCATGACGGATTCTTCCGCACCAAAGAAACTAAATCATAATGTTTGTTATAATGGCAGCGGCAATGAAGGCCGAGATTAAAGATGCGCTTGCTAAGTGGATGCTTGTCACGCTGGCAGACTATGCCAATGACGAAGCTATATGCTGGCCGAGCATCGAGACACTATCCAAAGTTACCGGCATGGGAACAGGCACAGTGTCACGCAAGTTGGCATTGCTCATCGAGCTAGGCTTCATCGAGCGCATCCATCAGCCATTCACATCCACCAGATACAGGTTGCTGTTGCCCCAGAGTGGGGCATCCATTGCCCCAGAGTGGGGCAGTAACCTATCAAGAACCTATATAACACCTAAGAGGGCAAGCAAGATGCAAGTTCCAAATGACTGGCAACCATCTGCCAAAGTTATTGACGACATCAATGCTGCACGCCTGACCAATGGGCAGGAGGCCATTGACCATGAGTATGAAACAAATCAGTTCCGTGACTACCATCAATCCAAAGGCAACAGCTTCAAAGATTTCAACCTTGCCTATCGTGGTTGGTGTCGCAGGATTAAAGGCATGTCAGCGAGACAAGGCACTAGCAAGGCTAGAGCAAGCAGCCAGCCCCATCGAGGTTACGACCAGAGTGATCGATTCAGTGAGTACCTTGATTCCATCGGTTGAAAAAATACATGACCATGACTTCAATACCGTTGGCTTCAAGATCACTGACGCTGACCCGGACTCATTGCGTCAAGCCTATAACCAAGTGTTGACAAGCATGGTTCCGCTGCCGACCACAAATATCGAGCAGCGGATTGCCATGCTTGCAACACTGATCGTCTTGCCTACCAGCCTAACAGCCAAGATGATGACCACAAAGACCAAGGCATTGGCAACTGAGTTGTCAGAATATCCAGCTGACATTGTTATCTATGCATTCAAAGAAGTGGCAAAGACTGCCACGTTCTGGCCTAGCTTTGCAGAGTTCTACAAACATATGTCACCTATCTACAGAACGCGTAAATTATTGTGCGATAAGCTGCATAAATGCATTGTTAATGGCAGGTAGTTGTGCAATAATGCAGTATAAATACAGGGTTTAAGCTGAAAGTGCAACGCCGTTAGGTGATTGTAATTACAGCTAGGTCAGCGGATAGAGGATTAATATGGATACGTCCATACCTCCGCTGGCTGCATTTCATATTGGTGTGTAAGTAAGCCTGCAGAAGGACAAAAGCACATCATAGGTAGCGGGGTGTATGGTTGCGAGTGAAGCGATAGTCCCCCGCTACCGACATCTTTAAGGAGGTATTATGAATAGACAGGGATTTATTGGCGGGTCAGATTTGTACTCGATCATGCGCGGCGACTGGCATGACCTATGGCTGGTCAAGACAGGTCGCAAGCAGCCGGACAATCTTGATCACATCTTCAAGGTCAACCTCGGTACGCAGACAGAGCAGTTTAATATCGATTGGTTCTGCCGTGACACAGGGCATGCCGTAATCGTGCAGCAAGCTGAGTTCACGCAAACCCTGCGCGGCGTACCGTTCAAAGGTACGGTTGATGCGCTTGTCTGTAATGAGGAGGGCAAAGAAGCTTTGCTCGAATGCAAACACACAAGCAGCAACCGCCGCATGGCTGACATGATCGAGTCATACATGCCACAGATCCAGCTATATATGCATCTGTCCAATATGAATAAAGCGCATCTGTCTGTCATCTTTGGCAATGACTATGACCATGCACAGATTGATCGATCAACTGCATATCTAAGCGAGATTGTAGATCTAACTGCAGCCTTCTGGCAGCACGTTGTCGATGACACAGAGCCGACCAACACCAATGCTGTGCGTGTTGACTGGTCTGCTATCAAGATCGATGGCCTCAAGATCAGAGATGCCAGCAAAGATAATCAGTTCACATCACTAGCCTACGACTACTGCATGTCCATGCCAGAAGCCAAGAAGCATGATGTGATCAAGAAAGAATTACGTTCCATGATCGCTGATGATGAGAGGGAAGTCTTCTGTGACATCCTTGCCATCAAGCGAGACAAGCGCGGCGCATGCCGCATCACAGTCACAGGAGGTACAGATGACTGACAAGCAGCCGAAGAACCTAGCAGAAGCATTGCTTGAGTTTCAAAAAATGTCCGTTGTTGCCAAGAAAGATGGCAAGAACCCACACTTCAAAAGCAACTATGCCACCCTCGAAGCTGTCATAGAAGCTGCAACACAGGCCACCAAGTTCGGGCTGTGCTTCACGCAAGAAGTTGACTTCGAATTCCATGGCGAAACCGGCATGACATTCATCCGCACTGTGCTGATGCATGCACCATCCGGCGAGAGCCGTGAGTCCAGAACACCCATCCGTTCTAAAGATCCTACCGATCCGCAGAAGATGGGCAGTGGCATTACCTATGCCAAACGCTATGGCTTGCAAGCTGCGTTTGGTCTGCCGTCAGAAGATGATGATGGCAATGCTGCTTCAGTCGCACCAAAGCGTCCGGTGCAAACTATCACGCCTAACAATAACGTAACCGTAGGAGAATTCTAATTGGAATATGACAACACCAACAGGGGGGCTGTGTTCCCCCCAATGGAGCAGCAACGCCTGTTGTTGACCGGCAGCATCGACATAGATGGCGAAGGCAAGAAGGGGCTGGCACTTGTCACTGACACTGACAAGCAAGGCCGTGATGTGTTCGTTGTCTATCAGCGTGCTGGTGTGCTGTATCTTAATGAAGATGCAACCGAAGACAACAAGCAGCCAGCCTACTCTGGCCCGATGGATGGCGACATGCGCCTAGCTGCATGGCGTTCAGAGTCTGACAAGGGTGTTAAGTTCCTGTCACTCAAACGTGAAGCCAAGATGGCATCGAATGGTCACGCTGCGCCTGCTCAAACACCTCGTCCACAACAAACAATTGTTGCAGATGATATACCATTTTGATTCAATCAGTGAAATGTTTGGCATCAATACGCGCACGCTCAAGAAGCATATCAAAGACAACAACCTTGAGTTTATGCGTATTGGCAATTCCTGCTCGATGGACGAGCAGCAATTGCAGAACCTAAAGGATAGCTTAACGCAATGTTACGCACATACAAACGTGGAAAATACTACCACATTAGTGGGAGCGTATCGTTTGCAGGGCAATCTATCAGGGTCAGGCAATCTACCGGACAAACCCGAAAGGGCGCGGCCGATGATGTCTGCCGATTAATAGAGCAACGTATCCTTAACGACATGCAAGGCAAGGTAACTTTGATGCCATTGTCAGAAGCCGCAGGTCTATGGTTCAACAACAAAAGTATGACCGACTGGTACAATATTAAAACACTGGTCGGCCATTTCAAATCAACCCCGATATCGGAGATCAATGCAGATGCATGGAATAAATTTGTTCGCACCAGTCTTGGTAATTGTAAACCATCACATATCAATCGCGTCAGAGCAACGCTGGTCGCCATAGCAAACCATGTATCTGCGCCTCTCCAGATACCCAAGCTGCAAGATGCAAACGATCGCATCCGGTTCCTTAATAAAGAGCAGCAAGAAAAACTATTAGATGCATACCCAGAATTTATTAAGCCATTCTTTATTACACTTTGCTATCAAGGCTTCCGCAAATCGGAAGCACTCTATCTTAAATGGCAGCATGTCAACTTCGATATGGACACCATCATCATAGATAAATCTAAATCAGGTAAACGCAGAATTGTACCGATACACCCACGCACCAAACAGGCTATGCTATCTAGCCGACATAACCATGAATACATATTCACTAACAAGAACGGAGAGCCATACTCACATGGCGATAGCGTTAAAGGATTGCATATCAGAGCCTGCAGAAAAGCAGGCATATCAGACTTTACCATCCATGACTGGCGGCATCATTGGGCAAGCCAG